TGAAATTCAATCAACATTTGGCTCAAATGCTTTACCTCAAGCAAGTACTGTAAATAAATTTCAAATTATGGCTTTTAATGTTGGTGCATTTACAGGCTCATTTTCTCTTTTTGGGATTAAGGAGTATGAATAATGGCTACTAATTTACAGTTTATAAAATCACAATCAATTACAAGTTCTGTTGCCAACATTTCTATTACAGATGTTTTTTCAGCAAATTATAATGTTTATAAAATTGTTGCAGATATTACTTCATCAAGTGGAGATAGTGACGGCTCACTACAATTTATAGATGCAAGTGATAATGTTGAAACAGGTAGTAATTATGACTGGGCTATGTTAATTATGAAAAGTGAAACAAGTTTTTTTGAATATAAAAATACAGGACAAGCAAATATGACTGCATTATTTCACGGAACAGAACAAGGAAGTGCAAACACAATATATGTTTATAATCCATTTAGTTCATCTTCTTATACTTTTGTACAAGGTCAAGCTAGTGGTGAAAGTGGTACTAATCTAAGAGGTTATAAAAATATTGGTGTTTTTAAACTTGCTGAAAGTATGACTGGTTTTAAATTAACTTTTGATGTAAATGCAACAAGTGGAAATATCAATGTATATGGGGTGAAGTAAATAATGGCAGGTAGCTTAATAAAAATAGATGAGGAAATAGTTTCATCAGCAGTAGCAAGTGTTACTTTAGGTGGTGCTAATTGGGATAGTTCTTATGATGTGTATAAAGTTGTAGTAAGTAATGTTGTTACAGATACAGACACACAAGCTTTAATATTTAGACATTTAGATACTTCAAACAATCCAATAACAAATGCTAATTATGATGTTGCTTTTAAAGTTTTGAGAACAGATACTACTTTTGAAAATGCATATGGAACAGGTGTAACTTTTGCATTCATTGTTGATAACTATATAGGAACTGCAACAGGGGAAGTAGCAAATGGAGTTCTCTATTTGTTTAATTCAAATAATGCTAGTGAATACACATTTCATACAGTTGAAAGTACTTATAGAAATAATACAGGTGTATTAAGAGGCGCTCAAGGTGGTGGAGTGCTGGATAGTGCAGTTGCAACAAAAGGTGTATCAATTTTTATGGCTAGTGGCAACATAGCAAGTGGACGCTTCTCAATTTATGGACTACGCAAATAAAATTTAAATAAAGTATTACTACCCCAAAATTAATTTTTAACGACTACAAATAAATCTATTTATATATAGGAGAAAATAATGACAATAGAAGAAGCAACTGCATTGGCTCAAACTGAGATCGATGCTAAAAAAACAGTAAATGGTGGCGAGGGAATGTTTGCTCAAGTGAATAATGTTCGCAATGAATTTACAGAAGCACAATATGATCAAGCTGTGATTGATCTCGCTAACTCTAAAATGTATGAAGCAAATGAAAAATGGATGCAGGATCGAGCAGAAGCTTATCCATCACAACTATCTTTCATTGAAGCATATACAGAAAAAGAGATATTAGGCGTATCTGAAAAATGGGATGCTTATGTCGTGGATTATAACCAAGTTAGATCAGACAATCCAAAACCAAGCTAATGAATCTCGAATTATTAAGATTTAGTTCAACCGAAGACTCTACATCTGGAATCTTGTCGATCTTGAATGATGATGGATCTAAAGAGTTTTTAGGATATACGATAGAAGATCCTTATCGTGAAAAGAAAATCAAGCACATCACAAGATTCGCTGATGGGCGTTATCAGATCAAGTTCAGAGCTGTTGGAGGTTTTCAAAGCCGATATTTGAAACGCTATGGAGCTGAGTTCCATTCAGCTGGAATGTTAGAGCTTCAAGATGTGAAAGGTTATTCTGGTGCAGAATACACCTATGTCTTGATCCACGCTGGGAATAGTGCAAAATCGAGCTCTGGATGTATAATTTTGGGCGATAATCAGACCAATAACCAGATCAAAGAGTTTGGTTGGGTTGGATCATCAAGAAATAATTATTTAAGGACATATCCAATCATTAGAGATGCTCTGCTCAAAGGCGATGAAGTCTGGCTTGATGTTATAGATCACGACAGACCAACAGAGAAAGAACACAACTCAACAGATCAAAACATTATTGATGTAGGTGGAGGAATCTTTTGCAGACAGTGTTCAACCAAATTCACAATCGAATAATTAAGAAAAGAGGACAACAATGGCGAAAAAATCACTTAAGAAATATTATCAAGAAAATCCAGCTACTTCTGGACAAGGTGGCTTCTTGGACAGAGAAGATATCAAAGATCTAGTTGATGAGGGTATAAAAGGGATAAAAGATGGCATTCCAGCAACAGTTGTTGCTAAATGGTTAATCTCTGAAGCTCCAAGCAATCTAAATAGAAAATTCGACACAGTAAGACAAGGACTTCTTCATCGTGCCAAAGAAATCTCTTAAAAATTATAACAAGGACAACACAGTCATTAAAGGCGTGGACAAGTCCGAAAAGGTTAAGATCTCCAGAAAAGATGACAAGGCAACTGCAACTCTGCCAGTAGGATCATCAGACATTAATGAAGTCTGGAGAATGTTAAAAGAACGAGGATTCTCACCAGATGAATGGGAGATCCAGAGTTTAACTGTCAACCAGTGGGAAGCTCCATCAACTGATGGCGTTCAACTGTTTGAACAGACAAAAGCGACACTGAAGCAAAAACCCAAGTATTTGGGAGAGTTAATCAGTTCACTTGCATCAATTGGGGGTGATGGTTTCAGTCCTCAACCTAAACTCAAGGCGAAAGCCAAACAAGAGATGCTTGTGATTCTCGGTGATCACCAATTGCCATTTCGGAATGAGATATTGACTGAACTCTCCCACTCTTTTTTAAATGATCTGAAACCAGATGGCTTAGTCTATATGGGAGATCTTATTGACTTCCCTAGCTTGTCACACTTTGCCACCAATCCAGATTTCACTTCAACAGTGCAACAAGGGATTGATCAAGGTCATCAGACACTGAGAGATCTAGGATCATCAGCTGGATTGAAGAAAGGATCAGAGATGATCTTTATTGAGGGCAATCACGAAGTCAGACTGAGAAAAGCATTAGTTGAGAAACTCCCCCAGCTGTTCGGTATAAAGAAAGCTGATGTGAGTGAGAAAGAGAAATCTGTCTTGCATTTAGCTTCTCTGATGCGATTTAACGACATTGGTTGGACTTATTGGGATGAACCCTCAGATGTCTATCCACATCCAGAATATGAGATTGTCAAAGGGCTTTTTGCTCGACATGGCAACTTTGTTCGTGCAAAAGCAGGAATGTCTGCTCTTGCTAACTTGGATCGTGTTGATGGATCAGTTATACAAGGACACACACATCGACTGGCTATCACTCATCACACAAGATGGACTGGACAGCAGATGAATTTATATACAGGGATCGAGACAGGAACGATGGCAGATCTTAATGGTCTAGGTTATTCAAAACAACCAGACTGGCAAGGAGGATTCATCACGCTTGTTGTTGATCGCAAAGCAAACACATTTCATCCAGAATTAGTGATCTTTAAAGAGGACACGATCACTTGGCGAGGATATTTCTGGAAATACACAACCAAAGGAATTAAAACAAATTATGGATATTAAGTTGAATATGAATCAGCTGATCGTTGGAGGGCTAGGAACTATCCTCACTGGTCTGGTTAGTTGGTTATTTAATACAGTTAGAGCTTTAGAGCTACAAATGGGCATATTGCAGTCGGAAGTCCAAGGAATGATGGACAAGCAATCAGAGTTATTAGGAATCCTTTCATCAGTTGATGCAGAGATCACAGAGATCATCTGGAAGATCGGTGGCAATGGATGATCGGAAAAATTAAAGATAATCTCGCAATCATAGTCACTTCATTCACACTTTTAGGATCGATCGGTGCTGGTTTATCTACTGCAACAGAGATAGTGAATAAACTACAAGGCATCGATGATCGTATGGCGTTTGTTGAGCGAGAGTTTGGCAAATTAAAAGAAGACACAATGGTCACTTCTGACATATCTGTCTTATATGAAAAAGTCTATCAATTAGAACTGGTCAGCAATCAAGCTGATCAATTTCGTGAACAGGTTGCTTATATGCAGTCTCAGTTGCAGACTTTAGAACAAACCATCAGAGATGAGGGTTTCGACACACAGAATAAATATATACCAGAGAAATGGGAATGGCAGGATCTAAATGATTCGATCACTCGCATAGAGACTCTAAATCAAACCATTCAAAACAAACAATGGGAAATTGATGATCTAAAGACTCGACTGGCGTATCTAGAAGCAAACAATCACAACCATTAGGAGAAAAAATGTTTAAAGATTTAGATTTTAAAGATCTCGGAGAGCGATCAATCGCAACATTTGTCGAGACATTTATTGCAATGATAACAGCTGAAGCACTAACAGGAAGCGATGGAGATCTACTCAGATCAGCTTTTGTTGGTGGACTTGCATCTGTCTTGTCACTGCTAAAAACAGTAATGAAAAACTACAATGCCAAAAAGTAGCGAACCAAACTTCACTCAAAAGGAGCTATTGCAGATGGTCTTGGATAAGATCGATAAAATTGAAGAGAAATTAGATAACAAACTCGACAAGAGCGAGTTTTATAAGGTTTTAGGTTTAGTCGCAACAGTGATCTTAATTGTTGCAAGTCTTTCTATGTAGCTACTAAAGGAGATCCGATGTCCTACAAGTGTCCGATCTGTCTCAATGGAACTTCAGAGCTTAGGTGGAATGTGATCCACAATGCCTCTGAATTGCATTGCAGAAGATGTGATCAAGGAACAATTGTATTGTCAGATGATGCAAAAGAAGTGCATTAAGATCCAAACATACTCTGTTTATTTGGATAAATAGTATTAGACACAATTCTACGCCAAAGGTTATATACCTTGGCTCTTGTTTTGTCGTT